AAGAGTAGATGAAGTTCAAAATATAATATCAATATATCAGTTGCGGTCTTGGGTAATTGGTGATATAATACATACAGGAAAATAAAATTTAGAAATGTCTATTAAAGTAGCTGTCCTAAATTCCACAGAACAGATCATTGCTGAAGTCAAAGAACTTATGTCTGATGGAAATCCAGTAGGATATCTTTTTACTAATCCTCACAAAGTAGTTACACAAGCTCCTTTTTTACAGGATGATGAAAAGAATACTTCTATCCAAGTATCTCTATCACCTTGGATTCTTGTATCTGCTGAAAAGCAAATTGCAGTTCCTCCTAATTTTGTTGTAACTGTGGTCGAACCAATAGATAGTATTAAGAAAATGTATTTGGAGAAAATTAATGGATCAAATAGTGAAGTGCCTTCTTCTGAAAAACGATCTGATAGTAATATCTGATATTGTTGAAATTGGTAGTGAATTGGGAGAACCTGATTGCAAATTGACCAATCCATTTAAGATGGTTAAGGAAAAAGAAACCGATTCATATACTTTAGAAACATGGTTAGATTTTACTGACCAAAATGAAATTATGATACACTCTGATAGTATACTTACACTAGTTGATCCATCACCTGATCTTTTATCAAAGTACTTTGATCTAATTAAATAATGCGATTCTATACAAACGTTCAGATGGTTGGAGACAACTTCTTAGTTCGTGGTTACGAAGATGGAAAACACTTCGCAACTCGTGAGAAGTTCTACCCAACCCTTTTTGTTGACTCAAAAAAGAAAACAAAGTATAAAACATTAGATGGTGAATATGTAGAAGCTATTGAACCTGGTACTGTTCGTGAGAGTAGGGATTTTATAAAAAGATATGATGGTGTAGAGAATTTTAATATTTACGGTAATGAAAGATTTATCTATCAATATATTTCTGATAAGTATCCAGAAGATGAAATAAAGTTTGATGTAGGTAAGATTAAAATAACCACAATTGATATTGAGGTTGCATCAGAGAATGGATTCCCTGATGTAGAATCTGCTGCAGAGGAGATACTTCTTATTACTTTACAGGATTATAATACAAAGCAAATCCGTACATGGGGTTTAGGTCCATTTAATAATAAGCAAGAAAATGTAATATACAAATCATTCAGGACAGAGTATGAACTTCTAAATGATTTTATTAATTGGTGGATGATAGAAGATAATACACCAGAAGTTATTACTGGATGGAATAGTGAATTGTATGATATACCATATCTTTGTCGTCGTCTAGAAAGGATTTTAGGTGAGAAATTGATGAGGAGGATGTCACCTTGGGGATTGGTGACTGAAAGAGAAATTCATATTATGGGACGTAGAAATATCACATATGATGTTGGTGGTGTGACTCAGTTAGACTATCTCAATCTTTATAAGAAGTTTACTTATAAGGCACAAGAGTCTTATAGGTTGGATTATATTGCTAGTGTAGAATTAGGACAGAAGAAATTAGATCACTCTGAGTTTGATACATTTAAAGATTTCTACACAAAGGGTTGGCAAAAGTTTGTAGAGTATAATATAATTGACGTGGAACTTGTTGACCGTATGGAAGACAAGATGAAGCTCATTGAGCTTGCCATAGTTATGGCATATGACGCAAAGGCTAATTATGCTGACGTATTCTCACAAGTTCGTATGTGGGATGCTATAATATATAACTACCTAAAGAAGAGGAATATTGTTATTCCTCCCAAAGAAAGATCTGATAAAGACGCAAAGTACGCAGGAGCTTATGTCAAGGAACCGATTCCAGGAAAGTATGATTGGGTGGTTAGTTTTGACCTTAATAGCCTCTACCCTCATCTTATTATGCAGTACAATATCTCACCAGAGACCCTCTGGGAGACTAGACATCCCAGTGCGAGCGTTGAGGGGCTCTTAAATCAAACTGTTAAGATTGATGGTGAGTTTGCTGTGTGTGCTAATGGAGCACAGTACAGGAAGGATGTGCGTGGATTCTTACCAGAGTTGATGGAGAAGATATATGAAGATAGGACAATTTATAAGAAAAAGATGCTTACTGCAAAACAGCAGTATGAAAAGACTCCTACCAAAACATTGGAAAAGGAAATTGCCAGATGTAATAATATCCAGATGGCCAGGAAGATTCAACTTAACAGTGCTTATGGTGCTATTGGCAATCAGTATTTTCGATATTACAAACTGGCTAACGCTGAAGCCATTACCTTAAGTGGACAGGTTTCTATTCGCTGGATAGAGGATAGAATGAATCGAAAGATGAATAAGATTTTAAAAACGGAGGAAATTGATTATGTTATTGCTTCAGATACTGATTCCATTTACCTTAATCTCGGTCCTTTGGTTGAGGCTGTATACAAGGACAGAGAGAAAACTAATGAGAGCATTGTCACGTTCCTTAATAAGATCTGTGAAATGGAATTTGAGCCTTTTATTGAAAGTTCTTATGAAGCGTTGGCCAACTACGTAAATGCTTATGATCAGAAGATGTTTATGAAGAGAGAGAACATTGCTGATCGTGGTATATGGACTGCCAAGAAAAGATACATTTTAAATGTATGGGATAGTGAAGGAGTTAGATATGAAAAACCAAAGATGAAGATTATGGGACTTGAGGCAATTAAATCCTCAACTCCTGCACCTTGTCGTCAGATGATTAAGGATGCACTTAAGTTAATGATTACTGCTACAGAAGATGATGTAATTGATTTTATTGATAAGTGTCGTAAGAAATTCAAAACTCTTCCTGCAGAAGAAATTGCATTTCCTAGAACAGCTTCTGATATTCGTAAGTATCATGCATCTTCCACAATATATGCAAAAGGAACTCCTATACATATACGTGGTGCATTACTTTTCAATCACTATGTTAAGAAACATAAGTTGAATAATAAGTACTCACTTATCGGCAATGGCGAAAAAGTTAAGTTCATTTATTTGAAGGAACCAAACATCATTCATGAAGATGTTATTTCTTTTATTCAGGATTTTCCTAGAGAACTTGACCTTGACAAATACATCGATTATGAACTACAATTTGAGAAAAGTTTTCTTAAACCTCTCAAAGCAATTCTCGATGCTATTGGATGGAATGTCGAAAAAACTGCAAACTTAGAGTCATTTTTTTCTTAATGGAATTACCTATCAATGATAAAGATTTATCAACAATAATAAATGCATTATCTTTAGGTGGAGATGCTAGATTGTATCATCTTCTAAAAGAAGTTAAAGAGGTCAGGGATCTTAATCCTGATGGACCTTACAAGAAAATTTTACGTGAACAAAAAGGAATTAGTATTTAATGGATTTTTTGAAAGAAATTGTCAAAGAGATAGGTGATGACTACACCCAAATCGCAGCAGACATCGAAGGACAAGAAAACTACATCGACACAGGATCGTTCATATTTAATGGACTTGTTAGTGGCTCCATTTTTGGTGGCGTATCTAGCAATAAGATTACTGCCATCGCTGGTGAAAGCAGTACTGGTAAAACTTTCTTCTCCCTCGCAGTTGTCAAGAACTTTTTGGATAATAATCCTGATGGTTACTGTCTTTATTTCGATACTGAGGCTGCTGTTAATAAACCTTTATTAGAATCTCGTGGCATAGATCTTAATAGATTAGTTGTAGTTAATGTTGTTACAATTGAGGAGTTTAGATCCAAGGCACTTAGGGCAGTAGATATATATCTTAAAACCCCAATAGAGAATCGCAAGCCATGTATGTTTGTGTTAGACTCTTTAGGTATGCTTTCTACTGAAAAAGAAATCAGAGATGCACTTGATGATAAGCAAGTTCGTGATATGACTAAATCACAACTTGTCAAAGGTGCATTTAGGATGTTGACTTTGAAGTTGGGTCAGGCAAACATTCCTTTAATTGTTACTAATCATACCTATGATGTCATCGGTTCTTATGTCCCCACAAAAGAAATGGGTGGAGGTAGCGGTCTTAAGTACGCTGCTAGTACTATCATATACCTCTCGAAGAAGAAAGAAAAAGATGGTAAAGAAGTCATTGGAAATATTATCAAGGCAAAGACTCATAAATCACGTTTAAGTAAAGAGAATCAAACTGTTGAGATACGTTTGTATTATGATGATAGAGGTCTTGACAGATACTACGGTCTTCTTGAATTAGGAGAGCTTGGTGGTATGTGGAAGAATGTTGCAGGACGTTATGAGTTTAATGGTAAAAAGATATATGCAAAGGAAATATTAAGAAATCCCCAAGATTACTTTACTGATGATATAATGGAAAAACTTGATGCTGTTGCTCAACAGTACTTTGCATATGGAACGAATTGAAACCACTATTCTCAGGAATTTGATATTCAATGAAGAGTACTCAAGAAAGGTTATACCTTTTATTGAACCTTTATATTTTGAGAATAGATCTGAAAAAGTAATCTTTGAGGAAATAACTCAATTCATTGTTAAGTATGGTTCTGCAATTACTATTGAAGCTTTAAACATAGAAGTTGAAAATAGATCAGATCTTACAGAAGATGAAATAAAGGGTGTCAGAGAAATTAATAGTTCTTTGACAAGTTCTGTTGTTGATGATCAATGGTTACTTGATACTACTGAGAAGTGGTGTAGAGATAGGGCAATTTATATTGCACTTATGGAATCTATTGCACTTGCAGATGGACAGGGTGATAGTAAAAGTAGAGATGCTATTCCATCTATTCTTTCTGATGCATTAGCAGTATCATTTGATAATCATGTTGGTCATGATTATCTTCAAGATTATGAAGAACGTTATGATGCATATCATAGGAAGGAAGATCTTATACCATTTGATCTAGAATATTTTAATAAGATTACTAAGGGTGGTCTTCCAAATAAAACACTTAATATTGCTCTAGCTGGTACTGGTGTGGGTAAGTCTTTGTTTATGTGTCATGTTGCATCTTCAGCTCTTCTACAAGGAAAGAATGTTTTATACATTACACTTGAGATGGCTGAGGAGAAAATTGCTGAAAGAATTGATGCTAATTTATTAAACATACCTATTCAACAATTAATAGATCTTCCTAAACCTATGTTTGATACAAGGGTTTGTAATCTTGCAAAGAAGACACAAGGAACATTAATTATTAAAGAGTATCCTACTGCATCAGCACATTCAGGACATTTTAAATCATTACTAAATGAGCTTTCGTTGAAAAAGTCATTCAAACCTGATATAATATTTGTAGATTATTTAAACATATGTGCATCATCTAGACATAAAGCAAATGCATCAGTCAACTCATACTCATACATCAAAGCAATCGCAGAAGAACTTAGGGGTCTCGCAGTTGAGGCGAACGTTCCGATTGTATCTGCCACTCAAACTACTCGTAGCGGCTTTGCTAGTTCTGATGTGGACCTTACTGACACCTCTGAGTCTTTTGGACTCCCTGCTACTGCTGACCTTATGTTTGCCCTTATTTCTACAGAAGAGTTGGAAGGGTTAAATCAAATAATGGTAAAGCAACTGAAGAATAGGTATAATGATCCTACTATCTTCAAGAGATTTGTAGTGGGTATTGATAGAGCAAAGATGAGATTATATGACGTAGAACAAAAGGCACAAGAAGATATAGTTGACAGTGGACAAGAAGAAGGATATAATATTGAAGAGAAGAAACCTAAAAAATCTTTCGCTGAATTTAAATTCTAATGACTAAAAAAGTTGACCTGGATAAGTACCTTAATTTCGTGGATGGTGTCACATCCGATCCCAGTAAGGATTATAACTCTTTTATTGATAGTCTTCAACTTCTTGATAAACAGGGTTCCAATATTAATCGTCTTACCACTGCTGCTGTTGGGATTAGTGCTGAAGGTGGTGAGTTTATGGAAATCGTTAAGAAGATGGTGTTTCAAGGAAAACCTTGGAATGACGACAATAGAGAGCATCTTATTATTGAGTTGGGTGATGTTCTCTGGTATGTGGCACAAGCTTGTATGGCTCTTGAAGT